TTACTAATTCAAGCATGATCTTTCCACCATCTGGTGTTATGTAATATGCGGAATTGCCGGCGAGACCTTGTGGGATATAGTCATAGTCGATTTTTGGCGCCGGGACAATTGTGCTTTTTGTCTTGTTCTTATTTATATATTCATCAAACTTTTTGGGTAATCTGGTAGCACCATAGGGAGAATTAATTCCTACAATCGGCGCCTCCAAATTATCATAAACGCTTTCTTTCATATCACACTGAAATATAGCATCATGTTCAAATATAAAAATTGGTCTGTTACTTTCGGATACCTTTTTCCATAACGAGTAGTGCATGGTCGCGCACGATATTCTTGCAAATTTATCTTTGGTTATGTACGCACTTTTCCTTAGATTTGTGTTAAAGTCTTGTACTACACCACGCCATGGATAGTTCCAAACAATAGAATTATCTTTCATGTATTTTTCTATTTGCGATTTTTCTGTAATGGCCGGAACATCGTGTAGGGTTAACCAAGGGGCATGTTCTTTAATAGATTCACTAAGATATTGTTTCCCGTTCTGGGCGAACGAATTATCCTTTACATATATTACATAAGATTCCACTATGATTTAATGCATCTAAAAATTGTATGACCTTGTTTTTTACCCTCTGTAGCCGTCACCTGAAATCCAGTATCTTCGATCATCTTGATAACTTCCTCATCTGTCGCATCTAACGGATCCCATTCTGTGCAGACCGACTGAGCAGAACTATATTCTATATACATAATACCAAACGGAGTTAGCTGATCTTTCCAGACTTGTAACGTAGATTTTGGTCTAATGCTATGGTCAAAAGAATTTGAATATACGATATCAAATTTACCGATCCAAGCATCATTACTTTCCATAAAATCGTGCTGTACTGTCATAGGAAATTTTGTGGCCGTCTCACTAATTTCTGTTCCAAGGATTTCAGCATCAGGAAAATTATCCCTGAACATTTGCTGTTCTGCACCATTTCTTGTTCCGTGACATATAATTGCGTTTGCTTTTCCGCCAGGACAATTCTTCCTGAAATGACTAGCTACCTTAGCGATAGACCGAGGCTTAGCATAAATCCAATTAATTTTTTTCTTATTCGCCTCAGTCTGCATTTTGACGTATTGGTCATAATCAGAATATTCATAAATTTTCATTGGGCTTTCTCCAATATAGTATATCCCACATTTTGTTTATTAATTTCTTTGATTTTCCATTTTTTATTTTTTTCGACAAATTGCTCAATAGCCTTCAGCAACTCTGGTTTAGCGTGTGTGTCGTGCATTACGATGTATTTATTAACGAATGCGTGGTGTGCATTAAGTTCTTTTTTTAGTTGAGAATAAACGTGCTGAGTGTCGATAAACAAAAGATCGCATGATATTGCTGTGGAAATGAATGATGTGGAATCGGTTTCTTTAATGTCAAATTTTATATTATTTTCTGTAGCATACGTTTCGAATAATTTTTTATATGGTTTGTAATCGTCGAGAGACCTGTCTATTGCTAAAATTAATTTGGGATTCGTAAGCATAACTGCCGCGAGAGTGGTTCCCTGTTTAACACCAAGTTCTTTATATATTTTACAGTCTTCCATCAATCCTGTTAATGCATCATGAACTGCGCAATAATGGTCTCCCGAATGTTTTTCTTGTAATCCACGCAACTCATGATAAAATTCTGCTAATGTTTTAGCGTGTGTGATATTTCCTGTATACATTATAATTTCCATTCTTTTTCATCGAGATTTGTTATTCTCCATAATTTGTCACGATCAAAATGATCGACCCCAGACAATTGTATATGAACGAAATTTGTGTTTTCTGTTCTCAAATCGTTAACTGGTCTAGGAGTTTCTTTACCAATAAAATGAACGAACGAGTTCCACTTATGGTCAATTTCTTTCATTTTTTCATGTTCCAGTAATTTTTAGTTGGTCCCGAATCAAAATCGTAACCCCAAGTGTCGATATCAATTTTATACCAATCAGCAACCATTTGAATTGTTTTGGGGGTATAAACATCTTTATATGATCCGGCATTCAATGCTGTTACATTTCTTGCGCGAGACATTTTAGGTAGATTAAAATATTCGCAAACATCTTCATTATAATTTTCGAATCGTAACATATCACACCTAATTGCGTTTTTGTTATCCGTTACATATTCATATGCTGGTTGCCAACCACGAATGGCCCTGTGATGAAGATAGGGTTCATTATACCAAAGGTCTCTTTCCGTAAGAAAATGTTCAAAAGAATCTACACGATGTTTACCCACAGGCTCTTTCTTTTCCACCTCAATAACCTTTTTAGCAAAGAAATATCGAGACACTACACGATCCCAAGGATTTCGTATAATAGCAAATGCGTCATAATAATTTCGATAACCCGGCTTTATGTGTTTCCAAGGACAATGCTCATTACCGTGATGATCTCCAATCTCTTTCATCTTTTTATGCAAGCCCTTTGTGTATTCCGGAGATTCGTGCAATTCTGGAGTACATGCCATTATTTTATTTTTTAATTGCGGACTATGTCGTATAGTCATTCCGCCGGACTTGGGAATATGTATGAAGATTTTAGCGTCCAAGTTTTTTATCATCTTTTACATCCTTTTTCATCATCATTTCAACCAACTCTTCTAAAAACTTTTCTGCAAAGAACCCCATTTCTTTTAGAGTCGTTGTCTTATCTAATATATTTATATAGTCTTTATCTTCAGACATAATACCAATCCGGATATTTGTCGGACCACACTCTATTACGAACCGAAGTTCGACTTTTCCACCCATATTCTTTCATTACATCCCCAGACCATTCATATATTTTACCTTCTGCATAAATGCGTTTACGAGGATGTGGGGGATTATTCAGTAGTCCTTTAGATATACTTTTTCTAATTTCTATCCGCTTCGCTGGATTATTATCAACCATTATTTTTTCCGTCTGTTTTCGTATACTTTCTTCACTTTTGGGCAGTCTTCCATAAACAAATCCCTCTGGTATATCTTTCGGTGATTTGAATACTTCTTTATATCCATTATTATACCATTTATGACCATGCAGGAAATGTTTTTTGCCTCGCACCACATACATACCGTTTTTTTCGCCTCGGCTATCATAGGCAGGCCATGCCCGTTGATTCAACCAACGATCATTCCACACAATCTTCATTTTATCTAGAACACTTTTTTTCCCAAGCCACCGCTTTTTTGCTCTTCTTGGGTTTTATATTGCCATTCATCTGTATGGCCAACAGACCATTTTGGTTCTGTTTCTACCGCATAATTTTGAGTGCAGACTTTAAAGTCTGGTCTTTTTAAATCGGTGGGTGTTAAGGAGCTATCTCTCCAGATAACCCTATTGTTTGGCTGAGCAGCGAATTGACCGTTGTCGAGCCTAATAACATTAAATGATTTATGCTCAGGGTCGTGTTCGCTAAAGTTGGTGTCAATGATGGAAGAATCGCGGTGACAATTATCAATTGTGAACTCGTATTCTCCTACATGCATTTTTTTATCTTTACCGAAAAACTCGCATCTGCACAAGATTGGCTTTTGGATAACAGTAATATCATAATCAAAACAATCCCAAAGCTGAAGAACATCGAGTGGAAGATGATCGTCAGGATTGAACTCTTCTTTCCAAACAAAAGCTGATATAGGTAATTTATCATATAATGCTCCATAATCTGTAAGAAGTGTTTCAAAATATAGCGCCTTTGATTGAGTTGATTTAACACTAATCCAAATACCAGGAGTTAAGTTACCCCAACTAGGATGCCCAGGTTCTAAATCATATAGATATTCCATTTTAACATATACGTTTACTGGTGGTAAGGGATGTACTAAAAACGCCATTTAAATCTCCTCGAATAGCACGTTATTTACATATTCATATTATAACCTTTTTCATTTTATCATTCAACAAAACAATATCGTATAGATATCTATAAGTTTCATGACATAATATCTTTCATCAACTGATCTACATCCTCGCCGCGATTGGGTAACTTATCCTTTAGGAAGAAATGTACAAAGTGACAATGTTTAATTTTTCTATTAGCCGTATATAACCCATTCCAGCGCCAATGCATTCGATTAATCTTCATTTTAGACTTACGGATCCACCAGTTCAGAAGTGTTTGATCGGTTGACCATTTCCACGGACCTTTACCGTCCACAAAATCTTTGAATTCCGCTCTCTGCAAAAATTCTTTTGGGGTCTGTTCCTTTAAATATTTCATAATGGATTTATTCATCACTATCATACCCATATTCATAAACTCATATCCAAGATGATTGGGATCAAAATCGACCTTAGGATGCAGGGTTGAATACTGCATTCTCGAATAGTTTAGAATTTTTTGTTTATATTGATTTGTGATTGGCATATCTCGCTCGACCACAGCGCCGAATTCTGCTTCTGTTCCGAATGCATCAAAGATGTTTGGAGCAGTATCTCTAATGAAGATATCAGCGTCAATAATTGCTATCTGATCATATCGATCAAAATAGTTGAAGGCGTTTTCTTTTTCGTAAATGGGTAAAGGTACAGGTCTCGACACACATTCTTGACTTCTGCCCGTATTAAAAGGATCTGGTTTTATATTGATTATGGGTCGGGTTTGAACCACATGATCTATATCATATTTTTCGCAATATCGTTTTACGGATTCAATGCAAGTATCATAAAGTTTTGAAGGTTTACCTATAGAAACTTGATAAATTAATCGTTTAGTTTTCATTATATGACTTTCAATTAACAACTCTCTAAAATAGAATTGGCTATATTCAATGCTTCCCGATATTCTTCTTTAAATCTATTACTTTTATGACCATGATCCACAAACCATAAAATACTATTTATATCACCATCACGAATATTATGGGGAACATTTAAGTTTTTCACTAACTCGGTAAATTTGAAACGAAGATTTAGAATTTCAAATATAGATTTTTTTGCTATTTTATTCATTTTCATTGGTTTTCCAGAAAATCCAATTTGTCATACTATGTGCGTCATCATTAAAAATTAAATCGAAAACCCAAGAAAAGTTAAATTTATTGTTGCGTTTTCTGTCATATGCGGCCGCTGATAGTGTTTGATTGGATTTGCCTCCAAATATAACATTTATTAAAATTGAAACTGCTAATAGAACACACTCAAGTTCTTTACCAACTCTATGGAAATATTGTTTTATCTTAGGAAAAACTCTCTTCATCATTGTTGGCCGCCATTCTGTAATAGGATAGATTTTTCATATATTTCTTATATTTATCATTATCCTCAATACCTTTTAATTTTAAGTCTCGGTCCTGAGATAGTGATTTGTGACGATTTACTTTGCGATTTTCGGGATTATTTCTTCCATATTTTGCCATATCAAGTCCTAATTGTGTTTCCTTTGCCTGAATTTTTTTTGATTCTACCTAAAACATCTTTGAAACCGTCATCAGTTTTTGAGTATAGGCCACCGACTCCGGAGACTATTTTAGGTGTTGATAATTTTTGAAATAGATTTTCGTCTTCGGATAAAAGAATTTGTAATTCCGAATAAGAACAAACGACATCCATTTCCTCTGACGTTTTTTTATTTTTTATCGTATAGCTTGGCATTATGTATCATCTTCTTTGTTCGTGTCATATATCCAGTGTGTACAATCGTCGTGGGGATCATCTGTCCAATAGATATCCAAAAAATCTATATCTTCTTGTTCCACAATTTTGTGTTCCTTTATTGAATGAGAATACTTAAATTTTCTAATTCTTCACGCAACACAAAGTCATTTGGTAAATTTACTGGATTGCCTAATTCAATTTCGGATACTATTTTCTTTAATTCTGTAGAATTATAATTTGTGTGTTTTTTAATAGATTTGGTCACTTCTACTGTATTTATATTTCCTCGATATCCTAAAACTAACATATCAAACATTTTCTTACTCCATATTTTAAAAATTGTATCGTGATGAGTTCATTCTTTAGCGTCACCGGCGCGCCCGGTGTTGAATATAACGAGTTATCACACCACGATACTCGACCAGCAACTAGAGATTAACGGTCTCTAAACAATCGCTGGTCGAATTCTTATATCAATCGTCTTCTAGAAGTTTGTTGAAATAATCCATTGTATCGTCGCCTTCGGCTTCGACACCCGCATCATCTGACTTCCCACCCCAATATTCGTCCACATCTATTTCATCACTTTTTGATGCTTCCTGTAATGTTGGTTGAGGTGATTGTGACATATTGTCATTTTTGTCATTGTTATTTGAACCCATAACAATGTCTAAACGCGCCTTCAATTCATCATAGCTTTTGAATCCCGAAGGGTCAATAAATTCATTTAGTCCATAAACCTTTGAATAAATTTCATCTAGCTGGTCATCGTCGGCGAGTGGTTCAGCAGCAGCAAACTCGGACCGATCATAATTTGGCCAACCCTCATATTGACGAACTTTGAGTTTGAAATTGGCACCAGACCAAAGATCAAATGGGTTCATGGGCTTTTCATCAGGATATTCTGGTTCCATTGCTTGGGTAATCTTATCAAAGATTTTCTTACCAAAATCGTACAGAAATACTTTGCCATTATTTTCGGGAACACTAGAATCCGAAACAACATAGATATTTGCGACGTAATGGAGTTTTCTCTTTTGATCCCTTGCCTGCTTTTTTAATGGTGAGTTTTTATCTTCATCGGCGTTCCACAATTTACTATTGTATTCACCAATTGGATCGTTGCCACCGAGAGTGGTCAAAGATTTTTCGATGTAGTATTGGCCGGTGGGTCCTTTAAAAAAGTGATCCCAATAGCGAACGAATGGACTCGCTTCATCTTCCACTTGAGGAAGAAAACGAATTTCGGCATAACCATTTCCCACAGAATCGCGAGTGGGTTTCCAAAACCTATCATCAGAATAATCATTTTTTGCTGTATTTAGCTTTGCAGCTTGTGTAACGAGATTATCTAGAAAATCTGCTCGGTTACGTTTTAGATTGGATAATGACATTTAAGTCTCCTTGTATATATTTGTATATATTTGTATGATTCGTATGATTCGTATAATCAGAAGTCCAGTATACTAGAACTATCGGTAATTAGCAACTTGTTTTTTACACTTTCGGCTTCTAGTTTGCTTACTAATCCACCCTTTAAATATTTCTTGCAATCCTCAGGTTCTATATTGAATTCTGTACACGTATTTATAATGGCATCGATATACATTTCGTGATTATTTTTTATTTTCTCCTCGACTATTTTCGAAAACGTGTTTTTGCTCAATATGTCATTCATCTATTCATCACCTTTAATAAAATTGTGTATTGATTTATTCTTCCATTAGGTGTGATCAACTTTGTGGAAAGATTCATAATCGATTTATTAATCTTCGACAATGTGCCGGATTGAATGATTGGAATTATATCATTCGGTTTACGAAGCCGCGTTGCTCTTGTGGCATCTTCATCCCACATTTGTAGCGTCGTTCCCTTTATTTCAAATCCTTTAGATGATCTACTAACGTATTCAGTCAGAATACGATTTTTTGTGTTGAATGTGTATAGTCGCATTGATCCTATTATATTAACTGGGTTAATAGAAGTCAACCGGTATTCGTTTGATTCGGTCAAATACTTTAGCTTCGTGACTTGTGTGTCCGCAGTTTTTACTTTAACAGCCCGCGGCTTTTTAGTTGCCTTTTTTCCTAAGAAATATTGTTCAGCATCCTTCACAATCTTTTCAACGAAGTACATATAACGCTTCCGCTTCGCAACAGACATATGAGAATAGCCTTCGACTAAATCTGTATTTTTGTCTTTGACCAGTTCTTCCAATTCGGATAGAAGTGGTGCATAATATTTGTGAACCCCCCTTGCTAGACTAGCAGAAACATCATTTTTCTGTAATTCGGAATATAGCGAATAATCGTTATAATTTTCCCAGTCATCAATGATGCATTCCAAATCACCTATATAATCTGATATTTTTTCTTTAAGTAGTGTCATGGGCGAAACTTTTTTTGTTTCGGATTTCACGACACTATCTTTAGAGAAATGTCTTATATTATTCAGAGCAATTTGTATGCTCCTTTCCTTATCCCAGTTGGATGGGAATTCTTTATTCAAATTTGACCAATGGATGGAGGCGGCCGCACCTGTTGACATTCCATAAATGCTATCTGGCGCATTTAGCAAAACTTTACGATCAGTAGTGTCAAAATTTTCACGAATATATTTTTTGATAATATTACCAATTTCTTTATTATCAACTTCATATCGCATATAATGAAAATATGAGCGCCAGGAACTAATAGGTGCTCCAGCAAGACCTAATTTAATTTTGCGAATGTTCTTTTTGCGTGCCATTCCATTTCCCATCTATATCGTATATTAGTATTATACTATATACACACAAGAATGTCAAGCTTCAT